TTTGCTTTTTACTATCACCTTTGAAGGTTTTGCTCTTTGAATGAACGAAATCACTGATTGTCGCACCAGCATCAGCACCTACATCAATCTTTTCATTTACTTCAACTTCTTCTTTCTTTACCGAAGCAACAAATCCAGGAAGTTGTGGTCCTGCTTTCTTTGCTCTTTCTTTTCTTCTACGAGCAATTTCGGCATCTGCCTTATTCGCAAATTCTTTTTGTCCTGCAATATCTGGATGTTCTGCCGCAACACCTTCACTATAAATTCTTTTAAACTTAGAAATGCTAGACATATGAATAAGCAATACTTTTTTTTATTTATAAAAAAAGAGGGGTCGAAACCCCTCATATTACAGTTGAAATCCAGCAAAGGAATCTTTTTTCATATCTTGTTTAATACCACCAACCACATAACTTTCAACTTCCGTTTCTTGCGGAGCAACTTGAAGTCCCTTGGAACTAATCCAATGCTCCGTCCAAGGAAGTGGATTGTTTTTAGCAGCAATGTCATAAAGTGGTTTAATACCAATAGACTTCATACGACGATTCGCAATCCACTCAACATAACTCCAAAGAAGTTTGTCATTCAATCCAATCATTGAACCGTCTTTAAACAAATACTCTGCCCACCTTTTCTCCTCATTTACGCAATTATCAAAAGCACTTCTTACCCATTCCTCTTCTTCTTTAGCAATTTGTTGCATTTCTGGATCATCTCCTTCACGCCACTTATTGAGGATGTTTTGAGTAATGACAAGATGCTGATTTTCGTCTCTTGCGATGAGAGAGATAATTTTAGCGGATCCTTCCATAAGTTTGAGTTCACCAAACGCAAAGCTGCAAGCGAACGAGACGTAAAACCTGATACCTTCGAGAATATTGACATTTGCAATTGCACGATAGAGTTTTCTTTTTAATTCATATCTTTCTTCCTTTGCAGTTCCAGCACCTTCTTGAGCGTGAATCCAAAGATTTGAGTTTCCATAAAATTGTGCGGAATTAATAAAATCATCATAAGCTCCTGTGACTGAGGATGCTCTTTCTAAAATTTTATCATTATTCAAGATGGAATCAAATACTTCAGAGGGGTCTGAATAAACATTCTTAATGATGTAAGTATAGGAACGACTATGAATCATTTCCATAAATTCCCACACAGTCATACAAGCTTCCAATTCAGGAAGAGAACAATAAGGAATAAATGCCATTCCAGGACCACGACCTTGAACTGAATCTAAAAGAATTTGATACTTCAAATTAGAAGTAAAGATATGTTTTTGTTCTGGCCGAAGAGTTTGATAATCTGCACGATCCTTTTGCAAAGAAACTTCTTCTGGTCTCCAGAAATATCCCAACTGTTGTTGAGTCAGTTTATCAAATACTGGATACTTATATGAATCATATCTTTGAACTCCAAGAGGAGAACCAAAAAACATAGGTTGCTTTTTGGCATCTACCTCTTGAGTATTAAATACGGTCATTCCTTGAATCATTTTTTCTTTCTCTGCAGTAATTCTAAATTTTACAGGATTCACAATCGTCCTCTCCTCCTTCTAAAAGTTCTTTAACTAAATCATCAATACTTACATTATCCTCTTTAACTTCATCAGTCTTATTATCATATGTATTTTGGTAATAAGATGTCTTCCATCCAAGTTTATAAGTTGTGAGAAGATCTTGTGCCATCACTGAAACAGGAACTTCATTGTTTTCATAATTGCTTGGATTATAGGACCAGTTTCCAGAAATTGCTTGATCGAAGAATTTTTGCATAACTGCAACAATATTAATATACCCACGATTGCTAGGCATATCCCAAAGCAACGTATAATTATTTTTAAGATGTTGATACTGTGGAACAATTTGCTTAAGTGGTCCCTTCTTTGACTTCTTAACGGACAAGAACCCTCTAGGTGGTTCAATTCCATTTGTTGCATTTGACACAACGGAACTGCTCTCCGATGGCATTTGTGCGGACAGTGTTGAATGTCGTAGACCATATGCCTGAATTTCGGCACGTAAAGTTTCCCAATCATGCTGCAATGGAATAGAAGAAATTTCGTCTACATCTTTTTTATAAGTGTCAATAGGAAGAATTCCTTGTGAATACTTAGTGCGATTGAAATATTCACAAGCACCCTTTTCTTTAGCAACTTCATTTGATGCTTTAAGAAGGAAATATTGGAATGATTCAGATAATTGGTGAATTGCATCCCATGCTTCTTGAGAATCATATTTAAACCCAAGTTTAGCAAGATAATGTGCCAAACCAATATATCCAACACCTAAAGATCTACGTGCTTTAGTGCTAATCTCTGCAGCAACTACAGGATAGTTTTGATAATCAATCAACTCTTCTAATCCTCTTACAGAAAGATCACAAAGATCTTCAAATTCATCATCGGATTTTACTTTACCAACATTAACAGCAGAAAGAATACAAAGTGCAATTTCACCATCAGGATCATCAATATGTTGAAGTGGAACTGTAGGAAGTGTGATTTCTTGACAATTATGGACCAGAATATCATTTGCGAAGAAGTTATGTGTTCCTTCTACAGTAATATCATAGACTGGGATTTCTTCTTCAAGATATTCAATCTTTAGCATTTTTTTCTCCTGTTTTGTTCTAAAAGTTGTTTAGCAAGTGTTCTTTGAGTTTCGTCTCTATAATAAGGATTATACACCAATCCAGTTTGTTCTTCAATAGATTTATAAAAGTTTTTATGTTTCCCACCAAATCTATTTTTAGAAAAATGTTTTGGAAACTTAATATTCAATTCATTAATAGCAAACTCAACTATTCTTTGTCTTCCACCAATAAATCCATATTTTTTAGCAAACTTTACACCTACTTCTATAAGTTCCTCATCAGTGTATCCAGAATAGTTTGGATTATTATAACCAGTAGTTCTTATGGAAATACCATTTCTCCACTCTTCCTGAACCTCCTGTGAGCATCTTGGAAGCATCCATCCACCAGTTCCTCCTGAAGTGGCATTATAACCTTTAGTATCACTTTCAAAGAGTTTAATGAAGTGAGTTTCCTTTTCATTAATAAAGTTTTCATCTTCAGTTTGGTAAGTTTCAATCACAGATAAGTCCCAACAATTTTCCCCATATTTTCTAATAGAAGAATGAAATCTAAATTTAGAACCATTTCTTGCTGATGATAAATGACGATTCCAACGATGTTCTAATGAGTATTCAGTTTTTCCTATGTAAGATTTTCCGTTATTTTTATTGGTAATTTTATAAACAATATATGTTTTCATTATAGGAAGTGTAATCTCATAACTATTTATAAGATATGGAAATTACACTTCCTATCATATTAGTTGATTACCAATTCATCAGTTTCGGTTAGGTCTTTTGCCATCACATACCCACGATTTTTTGTGAATACTTTATGTTCTGGTGTAACTACGATACTCTTACCACTTTCTTCATCAGTAATTTTCATTACCTTTGCTTTTGGTGATGTTTCGGCAAATGCTGTAATAGGTGCCCATTCTTGTTGATTAGTTTCTGTATTATAAGAAAGAACTTCTATTTGAGGAACATCTTCGCAAGGGTCATTATCACTTACTTTATAAGACATAATTCCAATTTCTCTGGAACTAATATATTCATCCAGATCTCCAATCTCAATTTCTTCTTCATACACTTTCCAATCATAAATCTCTCCAATATCATCACATATTGATTCTGGATACTTAATTTTAATCTTTGTATCACCAGAAACACAAAGATTACTCATCTCAACCTTATCAATAAAGGATGAGTGTGAATTGCAATGGTCGATATTCATAATGTAAATACGACCAGTTTCTGCTCTTTCTTTTAAGAGGTCCAGAAAGAGTTCTTGAGCTCCGATAGTCTTTCTAGGAATAGATTCATTTCGTTCTGCATCCATATAAAGATCGTCAAATCGATCAGTCCCAAAAGCATCATAAAGACCAGGAACTGCATGTGGAGAGAAAAGGGAGATTTCTTCGTTCTTGATAAATCGTTCATAGAACAGTTTGGAGATTTGGATAGAATAGTCCAATTTACGAACACGATTATCTTCGGTTCCTTTATTATTTTTTAGCACCAAGATATCTTCTATTTCTTGGTGCCAGATAGGAAAGTGGACTGTAGCAGAACCACCTCTGATACCGTTTTGTGTGCAGCATCGCACAGTTGCTTCAAACTTTTTAAGGAAGGGAACAACACCTGTGTGTTGTACTTCTCCACCTCTGATTTTACTGTTGATGCCACGGATTCGACCTGCGTTGATACCGATGCCCGCCCTTTGTGCAACATATCTGCCGATAGCCATATCAGAACTAAAGATGCTATCGAGGGTGTCATCAACATCAACAAGAACACAGCTAGCAAATTGTCGAAGTGGAGTTCGCACTCCTGCCATGATAGGTGTGGGAATGTTGATTTTGTGCTTTGAGATTGCGTCGTAGTATCGTTTGACATAGGAAATTCTAGTTTCTTTTGGATATCTAGCAAAAATAGTAGCAGCAATCATCATATACATGAACTGTGGAGTTTCATATACTTGACCGACACTACGGTCCTGAACCAAATACTTATCAACTACTTGTCGAAGACCAGCATAAGTAAAAAGATAATCACGATTGTGTTGAATATAATGACCAAGACGATTAAGTTCTTCTTCTGTATAGTTATTCAAGATTTCTGAGTCATAAACTCCACAATCAACACATTTCTTAATGTGCTCAACAAAATCAGGATGATCTTGCACTCTTCCGTACAAAGATTTTCTTACAGCAAACAGAAGCAATCTTGCAGCAACAAACTGATAATTTGGATTTTCCAAATCAATCAAATCAGATGCTGAACGAATCAGAATTTCTTGAATTTCTGCGGTTGTAATGCCATCATAAAATTGAATACCAGATTGCATTTCAACTTGAGATGCAGAAACACCAGCAAGATCTCTACATGCTTCTTCAACCATCAAATGAAGTTTATTTAAATCAAGAGATTCATTATTACCATTTCTCTTAATTACTTTTGTACCGTTGCTCATACTCGTTTCCATCCAATAAGTTTTGCTTTTGCTTCTAATCCCATATAAGTATTTTCCTTGATGATTTTTGAGGCATCAATTCCTACAAGGATCATATCATTAATATCCTTTTCTTTCAAGTCATTCGGCCAAATAACGATTGGAAGTCGCATTTCTATTGCCTTTTCCATTCTATCAACAATTTGTCTATTTCGTTTTTCATTATCATAAACCATCACAAATTCTGTTTCAAAGTTAGAAAGGAAAAACATTTTGTCGATATCAGCACCAACCATAGCAATTGAATTATCCAAAAACATACTATCAATTGGTCCTTCAACAACATAAACAGTTTTATTGTAATCTGGTTTATCTAAATTGTAGATTTTTGGGTGATTTTCATTAAGAATAATTGTAATGTATTTTACCTTTGAATTTTTATTTAAACTACGACCTTGAAATCCAAATATTTCCTCTTTGTTAATTAGAGGAATAATGATTCGTGGTTCGTCTTGTTCTACTTTATCAAAGGTGTGTTTTTGGGTATTCGTCCATTCTTTAAACTTTTCACAGAAATACAATTCACGCAGATAGTTGTTTGGTATTTTTCTATCTTCTAGATATTTTCTTGCGAAGTGTTCTTTATTTAGTTCTGCGATAGTAGGAAGATCAAATGACTTTTTTGAAAAATTTGGTTTCTCAAAATTAAATTCTGGTGTTTTTGTTTGAGACCTTTTGCCTGTGGTGCCTTCTTTATATCTTTCCATTACATACTGATCGTAAAGGACAGTATCTAGATCTTTTAAGAAATTTGTGAATGTTCTAGAAGTTCCACAATTATGACATTTAAAATTGTGATCGTTTTTTAATTGGTAAATATATCCTCTTGCTTTACTTTTTGTCCTTTGACTATCACCACAGTAAGGACACCGAAAGTTATAAAGACCTTCTTTTTTCTTGGCAAACTTATCCAGTCGAGAAGATACCAACCCGATGTATTTTGAATCAACAAAACTCATTACAAAAAAGAATATTACTTCGTTCTCTCTATGCTACTTGAATTCTGGTGTGGTGTCAAGAGATTTAATGCTGGTGGAACAAATTTAACAAAGATAGCAATGACTGCTAAACCACCTAATATCTGCCACCTAAACTTCGAAATACCTTCTACTTTTTCTTCTACTTTATCTAATCTTTCTCCAAGTTTTCTACTAATTTCATCGTGTTGTTCTTTTGATGAAACTCTAATATCTTCTATCATCTTAACAATAAGATTATCAGTTCTATTACATTGCTCTATCTTTTCATTGTGAATAGCAAGCATTTGACTGATATTTTGACTTGTTTCACTAATCTTTTGTATTGCAGAATCAATACGAGTCATCATCTGTTCGTAAACATTAATACGTTCTTCAAGTAGTGCTATTTTTGTTTCGGTAGATGATGGAGGGAACATTTTTTATTATTGTGTTGGTTTTCTTCTTTCTAACCATTTTTTACGGAATCCAGTCCCATAAATGTATTTATTTTTCTTTTTTACTGGTGGAGTATCTGGTGGAAGTCCCGCTATATTTATTTGTCCTGGTGGATTTGTAGAATTTGTAGGAACAGCAGATGCTGACATTCCATCTTCAACAATATAATGTCTTACAATTGAAATAATTCTGTTTAGGGTAGATTCTTTCATTAGATTAAATTAAGTTGTTCTAAACATTCTATATCAATTGGAATATTATGAATTTTAGTTTTTGGAACTTCGGGCAATCTTCCAAGATAAACCACAAAAGTTTTGACAATACTCCAAAATTCACTATCTATTTTATAAAACAATAAAGGTGTTGCTGCATCACCAAAAACATTATAAAGAATAATAAAATGATTAATTA